GTCCAGTCTGCCTCTGATGGTTCCCAGAACCCCATTGGCGCCATGAATCACGACTGTGACGCCACCAGTGGCGCCAAGCCGGCCGTGTATGTGAAAGGCGGAGACCTGGACAAAACCCAGGTGAGCTTCGACGCCAGCTGGACAGAAGCCCAGAAACTGGCGGCCTTCGACCGCACGCCTATTTCCCTTGTAACCCCGGAGTGATCGCCCGGTAGCGCTGCGTTACCTGCATCACCTGAATAACCAGATCTGAGGAGATCACCCCATGACCTACAGCACCACTGAGTTGCTGGACGGTACCCGCCGTCTGGACCCATTCTTTCCGTTCCTGCTGAACCTGCTGTGCCCGGGGTTCGTGACATTCGGCACCAAAGAAATTGCCTTTGATGCCTGGGATGATGATTTCAAACTGGCCCCGTTCGTGAGCCCCTATGTGCCTGGCCAGGTGAGCCAGCAGCCTGGTGGCGAACTGCGTAAGTTCATCCCGCCGTATCTCAAGCCCAAGGATGTGGTTGACCCGGGCCGGGTGCTGGAGCGCCGCCCGGGTGAGGGCTTCAATGGGCCACTTTCGCCGGAACAGCGCGCGGACGCCATCCGCATGGACATCATGGCCACCCACCGCAAGAAAATCCGCCGGCGTGAAGAGTGGATGCTGGCAGAAGTGCTTCGCACCGGTCAGGTGGTGTGCTCTGGCCCGAAGTACAAGGAATCGCTGCTGGACTTCCGCCGTGACCCGAACCTGACTATTGATATCTCTGCCGGTGCCGGTGCCTGGGACCAGACCACCGCCAAGCCTGCTGATGATATTGGAGACTGGTTCGACCTGCTAGAAGCCCCGGCCACTCACGTTATTTTCGGCCCGGGCACGTTCCGTGGTGCTATCCGCAACGAGGAGTTCAAAGAGCTGGCCAGCACCCGCCGTGGCTCGGAAACCACCTTTGAAATGGCACCGGCTGAAACAGACGCCTTCTATCGCGGCCGGTTCGGTGAGACCGGGCCGGAACTGTGGGAATACAAAGGTTGGTACAAGGACGCACAGGGTAACAAGCAATACTTCATTCCCTATGGCCATGTGGTGATCGTCAGCGCTGCAGGCGCCCGTGGTGTGCGTGCCTATGGCGCGATTCTGGACGCCAACGCCCAGTACCAGGAAGCCGAAATGTGGCCGAAGAACTTCACCACTGATGACCCAGGCCATGAATACATTCTGACCCAGTCCGGCCCTCTGCCGATCCTCCGCGGAATCGACGCGACTCTGTGCGCGAAGGTTCTGCCCACTCCGTAAGCGGGGCGACTGAAACCAATCAATGAAGCCGGCCCACTGCCGGCTTTGTTATTTCTGAAATGAATCCTGAAAGGTGAGAAACATGGCTGCCAAGAAACTGAACGTTGTCTATGTAAAGCGCGTTGAAGACCGCGACAAGAAAACCGGTGAGAAGATCGTGACCCCTGCCGGCACCAAAGCCGAGCTTACGGAAACTGAATACAAGCGCGTGCAGCATGCGGTGCGTGTGATCAAGGACGAGGCCGATGAAAAGCAGCGGCCCGTATTGGCTTCTGGTTCCGCGCCTGACGCAACCGGTGGCGCCGGTGATGGTGAAGACGACGACACCGGCGACGGTGCAACCGGAGGCTGAGGGTGTCTCTGTTTGATGCGGCGGAGGGGAAACTCTCCGCCGCTCAGTTCCGCCATTTCGCCGATGACGGCTATTACGATGGCGCTGCGGAGCCCAACTGCCGCGTGATTGTGGATACCGCAACCATCTGGCTTGAAGGCGAAGAATCCAGCTCTTCCCGTGAGCAAACCACGCTGGCCTTTCTGCTGAGCGAGGTGAACCCGGTGCGCGGTAAGGTAGTGGTTGTGAAGGGCCTGAGTTACGAACTGGGCCGGCGGATCTCGACTACGGATACCGAGGCGGTTCATATGGTGGCGCGATGAGATTCCAGTCCGATCTGGTTGGAGACAAGAGGGCGCTGACATTTCTTCGAAAGCTCGGCAAGGAAGGCCAGAAAGCGATTACCCGCGCAACCAATAACGCCGGAAGAAAAGCCAGAACACTGAGCAGTAGAGAGATCCGTAACGATGTGGCTCTGTCTGCTGCCTACGTTCGTGCCCGCCTTCTGATTAAGCGGGCCACTCTCAAAAAGGCTGAGTTTGTCATCAGGGCCAAAACACGGGGCGTTCTGATGACCCGATATCCATACCGGGTACTACAGAAACGAGGCATCACGGTAAAGGTTAAACGCAAAGGGGCAAGGCGCCGGATTGAAGGGGCGTTTGTCACTCGTCTCAATGCCCAGGGGCGCAGGGTTAGTGTGATCGCGGTTCCGAACTACAAGGGAGCTGTTGGTAAAAAAAGGGCCAAGTACCAAACCGGTAACACCAAAATCAAGGTTCTCTATTCCCCGTCTGTATCCCAGGTGTTCGTTGACGTGAGAGATCGAATCACGCCAGAGGTTGAGCGGTATTTCATCGACCAGGTGGACAAGGAAATTAACCAGGCCATCAAGCGGATTCTCAAATAATGAAAGCCCGAACCAGATCCATCATCGAAAGTGTAACGACCAAGCTTTCCTCCGTTGCTCCCGGCCAAAACTACGTGAACACCATCGCAAAGGTAGAGGGCGGGCGCCGCAACTTCGACACGAACGAAATGGAGCAGGGCGTGTGCGTGTGTGTGGCCTATGGCGGCACGGCCCTGGGCTCCAAAGCGCCGGGTGCGCCTCAGCAAATTTCGGAACTGGGCCTGGTGATTGAGGCCCACAAGTACAAAACAGCCGGTGCAGACGTGCAGGCGGAAGGCCTGGATTTGCTGGCCGATATTGAAAAAGCCGTGCTGGGTGACACCAGCTACCTGAAACAAACCTACGTGATGCGCCAGGGCATGCTGAATGAATCGGAAGAGGTTCAGATCAGTGAAGACGGCAATGCCATTGTGGCCACCAGCGTGATCACCATCCCCTTTATCAAGCAGTACGCCAACCCCCATGAGGAGTGAACACCATGGCATATCGTGAAGAATCGTACATTGGCAACGGCAAGATCTGGATGCGCCGGCGTGGCAGCGCAGACCCCTTCCGTGAAGTGGGCAACTGTTCCGCTCTCACATTGGGCGTGACCACGGAAGAGAGCTCTCTGCCGAACTATCGCGGGGGCGGCGGTGAGGCCAACAAACGGGAGCGAATCACCGCCGTGGCGCTCTCGGTAACCGCGCACGACTTCAACGCCGAAAACATTGCCGTTGGCCTGCGTGGTGATGTGAGTGCGGTTGCCTCGGGCACTGAAACCTCCGAGGTGCACCCGGGCGTGAATAGTGGCCTGATTCGCACGAACAAGCTGATTGATACCAGCCAACCGGTAACCGTTACGGGCCCAAGCGCCTCGCCAGCCCATACGCTCGGTACCGATTTCAACGTGAGCGCGGCCGGCATTGAAGTGATTGAGGGTGGCGCGATTACCGATGCGGCGGATGTCGAGATCACCTACGAATCGGTAGCCACCGATGTGGTGGACGCTCTGATGAATAGCGGCGAAGAAAATGAGATTGTGTTCGACGGCCTGAACGAAGCGCAGAGTGGTGCCCCTGTTGTGGTGGATGTGTGGCGTGCTAAAGCCGGTGCAGCGGAGGAGTTGGCGCTGATTGGCGATGAATACGGGGCGCTCACCCTGCCATACGCGGTGCTGCTGGATACCGCCAAGGAAGCGGCCGGTGAATCTGGTTACTTCCGTGTGCACAAGAAGGTGCTTAACTGATGGAGCGCACGGTTACTCTGGAACACCTGAACCTGACGGTAACGGTGAAAGAGCTGACGGTGGGTGACATTCGCACCTGGCTGCGGGAAATTCAGGAGCTGAAAGGCTTTGACCTGGTGGATGGGGCGCTGTTCCAGGAGGAGGGCGCCAGCATCGATGACCTGCTGCGAATGACCAGCCTGGATAAGGCGGAAGTCGATCAGCTCACCCCGGCAGACTTGGCGAAAGTCCTGGAAAAGTGCAAGAAAGTGAACCCGCATTTTTTCAGGTTTCGGGCGGCGGTTCTGGAGCTGGGCACCCGCCCGGAAATGCCCACGCCGTCCGAGCACAGCTCCGTGCCACCATCGAGGCCGTAGACAGGAACGTTTCCATTCTGGCCCGAATAGGGCACTCCGCTGTTCTCACCTATCCCTGGTCTCTTTATGAGGCTGCCCTGAAAGAAGCGAACAAAAGCCATGGCTGATCGCAACGTAACCTATCGCCTGCGCGGCGATGCGGGTGATTTCAC